GGGTGGTCTTCATCAAGTACCAATGTTATGCGGAAGTCTTTGTACGAGCCTCTCTCAAGTGTCTCAACTGTCTTTACCAACATCCCCCACCTATTACGGGTAGGCAATACCACATCCAAATAATGACTCATTTACTTCCCCCTTCAGCATCCTTACGGATAAGGTTAAAATTCATCCCCCACAAGTAACTTCTTCTTACTCGTTGCTCATATACGAAGCCCTCAAATAAACGAAGGTCAATATCCTTGCGTGTGGTTTCGTCATCGTACTGTAAGTGGTCAACTATTGCATCCTTACAATAATGGAAACTGTTACTGAGTTTTGCAAAGCGTGTCACCTCTATATCAACATAAAAATGATTATAGTCCGGGCAAAAAGCATTTCTATTTGGAAAATGGTCTATGAACTGCCTGTTAAGCAAACTAAATATGCCCTCCTCTTCATCTTGATGCCCCTCTAAATGCTGGCTCAACCCAACTACACCCATCCTGTCCGGGAAATACTGTTGCATGGCATTCACAGCCATCTCTATTGACTCAGGATGAAAGATCGAGTCATCCCCACTACCAAGTATTGCACCCTGGGTAATTTGGCTGCACGCATTGTTTAGCTGGGCAACCAGAGAGTTTTGACCGCTATCGATGTATAGCCTCACATCCCATCCTGAGAGTAACAAAGCAATGTCTTCAGGAATGGTTCCGTAGTCCTCATCCAGAACGAGGTGAATAGACATGTCCTTGTATGTACTTTGCCGTAGCGCCTCAATGGTCATTTTCAGGGAAGGCCATCTTCTGCGTGTAGGCAATAGGACATTTACGTGCATCATTCTCTCACCCAATTCCCCTCTATCTCACTCTGACCCTTGGCACTTCTGCTATGCCGTGTACCCGCAGGATCATGTCGAATGTATTCTCTCGGTTCGCCTGTCCACACCCATCCTTTGCCCGATGAATGCCCCAGTCCTGGAAACTCCTTGATGGTGTGCTCAAGCCCCTGCTCATGTATATCCCGTGCCGCTAAATAACAAGGTGCACCGTGATGAACATAGGGGTGGAACTTGCGATAGTTGGCAATGTTGAGCAACTGGAAGTACGGATGCAGCATACGCATGGATTCCTGTCCTGCATGGTGTACATGGGCTCCGTATTCATACCCATCCATCCCACTCTTCTCCGTATACCCCACACCGTACGTGTCCGGTTCCATCATGGCGAACATGGCATCCACCGGCGACTTCAGCATCTCTATGTCTGAATCAAATATAAGGGCGTATGCTGTCTGTGCCGTATTGATACCTAGGCACATGCCCTCCCCATGTCCGATATTATGTCCCGGCTGCACAACAGTAGTCAGATCAGATGCCAGTCCACTCACATAAGCTGCACAGGGATCATTGGCGTCCGACCCATCAACAATCACAATAGGCATCTCAGGATGGAAATGCCTCACCGACTCATAAGCCCTCTGCATAAGCTCTTTGGTGTTGTAGCACACTGTAATACCCGTGATAGCCCGGAAGTAGCTCTCACACGTCGCATCGTTCAACTTACCACTTAATATATCAAGATATACTTGTGCGTCCTTCTTCACCCATTTCCGCAATGTACCACGCGTAATATCTTTAGACGCATATGCCGCAGAATTATGCCCAGATCCAATACCTTTCCTGCCGCTCATGCCTTTCATCCCCACAAACAGCAAATCATCCACATCGGCAAACAAAAACCCTCTCTGCTCTGCCAGTGCCGTTCGCCACATCCTCATATCGAGATATACCTCATGCTTAATACTAAGCGCTTTTCGCACCGAGGGCAGGAATGTACTCCTGAAGCCTGTCTGCGCAAGGGAAGCGTGTAATGTATTCGGTATGATGTGGCAGCCACCTGACGGGAGATGGTAGTATTTAGCGTGGGACATGCCAACCACTTCATAGTTCCTTAGCTCATCAGACATCTGCTGAATATACCCCGGGCCGTAGTACTCGTCATCTTCCATAATCAGTATTCTGCTCCCGCGGATATAGGGCAACGCTGCATCCATATTGACTGTGAGTGTGTGCTTAGGGTCACGCCGTTTCGGCGGCCTTCTCACATAGGTCATTGCAGCCGTAGGCACCAGCGGTGTCTTACCGTCATCCACCACTATCCACTGGTCAGGCTTACGTGTCTGCCTGCTCATCCAGTGCTTACAGAGTGCGAAGGCCAGCGGCCTATCCCCTGTGGGTGTTATCACTGTTATCATGTCTGGCCGTGCCATAGTCCGTATTGCGCCTGCAGGTATCGTGGGTTTCGTTGCCACCACTTGCTCGTACTTGCCAAATGTGAAGCACTTCAATGCCGACTTAGGATTCAGGTTCACCACATCCACACCAGCCCGCTTCAGCACGGGGGCAAACTTATTAATATCCTCAATATACCCTTTATATATGTTCTCCCCATAATCTATGGGATAGCCCTCATGCCACCACTTCTGTTTCCCCTGCTTGTCTCCCTGCATGTCAAATCCAACCAGGTAGATAGGGTTTGCACCCAACGCCGCTGCCAAATTGATTGCCCCGTACCCTGAATTACTCTTAAATCCCAGCAGCCTGGTAGACCCTATCCTGTCCCCACCTCTATCATCCACATCGATGAGATAGAAGTCCGGTGGGAATACTTTATGCAAGGCCATCCACACCTTGTACCCGTCGTATGCAATAAACTTCCTCTTCGATTCTTCACCCAGCTTACCCTGTTCAGCCCATCCCCATAGCTGCCCGTCCACACCAAACAGTATACTTGGACTCAACAACTCGTATGCCCTGTTGATGCCAATCGTCAATTCATTCCGTAGCATGTCCAAGTCCAGCCTTTTCACGCTCGGCCCACCACCAATGATAAAGCACCGTCTCCCATTCCACGCACCATTATGCACATAATCGGCAAACACCTTCGGACCGAGCAGCCTACGGGTAGATAGTGTCTGCACAGGTTGAGAACGCACAATGCTGTTTTTCCGTGCATCCCGTGTACGCCGGGGCAGATCGCTTATTGTAAGTATCTTGGGTGTAGCCCGCTCCTTAACAGCCCTCTGCTGGTCTGCCTCACGTCTCCGCCCTCTGTTGGGCAGATCGGATATTGAGATAGATTCCGCTGTTTTTGTGTCTATATCAAAAACCTTACGCTTCTTAGGCATATTGCGTGTTGTAAGCATACACTCCTCTTATAAAACAGGGGAGCCGGTGGCGACGACTCCCCTGCCGGGCATTGCGTTAGATACGACCCCCCTTAAGCAGTCGCACAACGCACGATTTGTTTAGTTTCGCCAATAGCACCACCGTACCACTGCCACCCTACCGCGATTTCAGCAAACGATTCAATGTCGAAGTCGCTAAATACGGTCAAATCCATCCGTGTTGCCGACTGGATTTTCTGTCCGGGTAGAATTACGTAGTAATCGCTGGTGTCTGTAAGCATGAGTGTATAGATAACTCTCACGTTGTAAGATGCCTGTTGCTGGCTGCTTGCGAATGCCTGCTGCACCATAGCAAGGGCACGTGGCAGTCGGTTTTTGAGCTGTACCGGAGCAAGAATTATGAACTCACTGTTTGGCGTGACACTCATACCCAAATCCTGCAGGCGAATCAATATGTTCTCACACGCTTGATTGATGGTACGTATATCACGTAGCGGTACATAGTTCTCGTTGGTATTAGGAATTGCACCTTCAACAGCAACCCATGCCAGGTCATACGTGGTGGGCACAGCTTCGATGAGGTCGTAGTGGTCTTGAGCTTTCGACTCAAATGCCTTGTTCCTGAACTCAATGGCATTACTCTCCAAGTTCCAGTACTCCTCGTTCATAAAGAGGCGTCTCGACCATCCCAACCCAGCACTATACATATCAAGAGTGACATTGACCTTTGCACCTGACATCTTATATATCTTAGTCTTCAATCCTTCTGGTGTGAGATTGAATCTCAGCCCAGAAATGACATCCAGAATATCGAAGCTGTCACGTTTGGAATTACGCAAGTCAATCGTCTTGAATATCTGTTCCCAGCCGCTATCGAAGTAGAGCGTCTGGTGGTACTTGTCCAGCACTTCTAACACGCTGGCCGGGAAGTCCTGTGACGTGGCAAACCCCTGTGTTTCGCGGAAAGCTTGCACAAGAGCGGTACGAGCAGTTTCTACATCCCCAGTGTTGGCAAATGCTTGTGCTGCAATTTTGAATGGTGCTGTCGTGGGCTGCTTGAGATAAGTATTCAGCGCCCCCCTTACCATTCTTTGTACTTGGGGGTTGTCAATCCCGCCCATCTCCTTGACCATACCCCAGTCAGAGATTATTTGTCCTTGTGGCATATCTATCTCCTTTAGGCTACGATGCCAAGTGCACCCATAAGATGAATGAGAATCGTTTCGTCCCCAACGGACGGTGTTTCGAGAACAATACCACAGAGAGTGTTTCCGGCAGAATCCGGGTTCACCTCTGCATCGGCTGCATCAAAATATACCTTGTGCCCCACCGACATACTTGTCAGGTTGCCAGTTGTGATTGCAACACACGGTACGAGGATCTTGGCTGCCTGATACACAAGCACGACCTGTGACCCCGATGCTACAGTTCCAACAACAACACCCACCGTGTCCGCCAGTAACATCATCTGCCCTGCCGTGTAAGTGGTAGCAGCAGTGAATTCAAGGGCGGCATACGGATCGTTGTTAGTAGAACAGCGTAATTTAAAGTTTGTTCCGCCTAAAGCCATAATACTATTCCTTCTTTTTACGTCTGCGGTGCTCCCGAAGCGGCCTCCGAAGCGGCCTTACCGCCGGGTATGAGTGGGTTGATGTCGGGGTCCATTTCAGCCGCCAACTCAACCTCTCTCGTGGGAATCGCACTCGGGGGTGGCAGCTTAGTTGCACCCGCCGGCGCTTCCTGACCACTCACAGTGAGGCTTGGGGGGAGCGTAAACACTGAGGGGTTATCAACAGGCTTATCGCCCACATCCACCCCAAACACGTCCTTTGCTACTTCCCCATACTCCACAACTGTACGGTCAACAAACTTACCCACATCCACCTTCAAGGCATCCTCATCCTCCGCAGTCGTGGTAAAGTTCTTCAGACTGCGCTGGACATACTTCTTTGCCTTATCGCTGAGTTTACGTTCGGGGTCGGCCAACACCGCATCGAATACGGGAGCACTCTTGGATTGCACTTTAAGTTGCTGCAGTTGTTTGTTGCTTTCAGCAACCGTGTTTTCCAATTCAGCTACCCGTTCCCGACTCGTGTCACGCTCATTCCCTACCCGTGTTGCAGCTTCCTGAAGGTTTGTCCTCACCTTCTTATCAGCTACAACATCTTCGACACTAAACAGGTCAGATGGGCTTAACCCAAGGGTCTTTACTGCTTCTTGCACTTCAGACTGGTTCATTTTCTTAGCTCCTGGTTCGTTCTCAAATGCCTGCACCGCATATGCCTGCACTGCATCGAGAAGGGTTGCGCCCGGAAAGCCGGGGCTATCGATGCCTGAATTGCTAAGTGCAATCCCAGACACGTTTCTGATGTTGGTTGGCCATGCCTGGTCTTCATCATGGTCAAACTCCATTTCGGCCTCAAAGCTTGCAACGTCCAAGGGTCTGGTCTTGAACGCAGGGTAAATATAAATTGCCGCAAGTGTGTTGAGACGCTCACCTATTTTCCTTACTGTCTTGCCCACAACCTCGCCTATCTGCTCACGTCCTTTATGAGAGTTCGTGTCGGGGTTATGACGATCAAATACAGCGGTGCCAATCCCAAGCTTGTCAGCCATGGACTGGATAGCTGCTTGTATCCATGTGAATGTCTTTGCGCCAATGCCTGGCAGATTCAGGTTGGCCTTTCCCTCATGCCCTATCGAGTACAGCCGTATCTCAGGGTGCTCTTCGCGTGCCTTGAGGTTACGCAATGTAGCCGCGTCCACCATTTCATCGAGCGGTATTTGATTGGCCGCTTGTACTTGCTGCGCGGTTAGGTACTGGCGCATTGGCTGCCCCTCCTACAGTGGTAAGTTCTGGCTTGTCAATTACGGAATCTACTGCTGCCGGATTAAGTCTGGTTCCCATCGTTGTATTATACATTACCATAGCCTTCTGGAATAGTTCTTCATATGCGCCTGTCCACGTATTGCGTTCTTTGTTCGTGGACAAGACAATAAGCTCTATGAGGTTTTCTGCGGTGTCGCGGTTGGATAGAAGTTCGGGGTAGCCGAGGAAATGGACAGGGATGCCCGTGGTTCCCGATATGGTTTTGACAAGTGACTGAGTTTCCTCTTTGATCGTGGTGTAGCCATCACCTTTCCAGCCCACCAAGTCATAGGTTACGTCGATTCCGCCGAGTATAAGTGCCATACCGATACGCCAGTCGATGTCATCGAGGTATTCCTGAAGCTCCTTAGCTGTTTGCTTATCCGGTGCCGTGAATACAGGGGTTGGGGCAGAGAACAGCCTGTTTATCTTGCGCCAATCCACAATCGCCTTATCCACATCCTCCATCTCACGTATGACGAAGGCTGTCTTGGGTGGTGTCTCATTTATCTTGGACGCACTGCCGCCAAACCGCTTGTAGACGAAGAGCGGGGTGGCCAAGTCAAAGTTGACGTTAGGTACGCCAGTGCCAATGTAGCTGGCTCGGGTATAATTGAAGAAGTCCCAGTCCGGCGTTACCACCTTATAGTTGAACTGTCGCCACGGCACATGCACCACACGGACGTTCTTAGCCATCTCATCCCATAGCAGCCTGAGCAGCACCTTGCCCTCTATTTCTGCTTCCTTGGCATACTCCTGCGGCATCTCTTCATCGAGGTTGTTATAGCGCATGAACGCTTTCACCCAATCCAACTCCGCTGTCGCATCCCCTTTGAAGTTCTTCTCCTTTACCACACGCACACCCGTGCCAACTGAGAATGCCGTCCGCATATCAATGACATTCTTGGCAACCATGCAGCCCCAGTCGGCAATATTATCATAGAGCCTTCCGAGCTGGGTTACTTGTTTTTTATAGGTGTTGTATTTGTAGGGGGTGCCTATGTAGGCTTTGATTTCGGATGTATCTGTATTTGTGGTGATGTCCAAACCACCCTGTACCTGTGACGCAAGGGTACGGACTTGCCTCGTCAGAAGCTTGTTATGCTCGACGAGCGGGGCGTTGGCTAATGTGCTGAGGTAGTTGGTGACGAATGTAGGGATGGCCATATCATGTGCTCCAGACGGTGCATTATGCAACACATGATATGGTGGTGGATGTGAATTGTCAAGATATTTCTACAATGGGGTGTGGGTGCAGTACAGCTAAAACTTTAAGGAGGCTCTCCATGATGGCTTGTACAACGGTAGTCGTAACGGCATTTCCAATGCACTTGTAGCGTTGCGTATCAGATATTTCTTTCACTTCACCGTCGAACATTCCGTACTTTGTCCAGCCATGCGGAAATCCCTGTAATTTTTCACATTCTACGGGGGTGAGCCTACGGATGCGGTTCACGGATTGATAGTTATGACTTGCGCCGGAACGCAACGCCATTGCTTCATTGTGGTCAGTCATTGTGCCACTTTTGTTTGTGTGACATATTAAATTCTTTGAGCCGCTTTCTCCCGCCTTAATAGTACACGACACACCATCCTTGCGTGGCTCATATCCGCGACTCGGCCGGTTCACCCCCACGGCAATCATTGGTCGTTTCCCGTCTGCTCCTTTGTAATAGGGACTATCGATTGCATTGAGTACCCTACCTTCGGGTTCTCCGCCGCCTTCACCAGCGTTGCCATCGCCTTCTCCGATAGGAAATACTTCGGGTCTACGCTCTCCTCTAATATGTCCGACAATGAACACCCTCTCCCTATTCTGCGGTACTCCGAAGTCTTTGCTATTAAGTACCTGCCACTGCATTCCATACCCAATGTTGGAGAGAACCCCAAGTATTGTCTGGAAAGTTTGTCCCTTGTCATGAGAAAGTAAACCTTTAACGTTTTCGAGTACAAAATATCGGGGTCTTTTTTCGGCAAGAACCCTTGCGATCTCAAAAAACAACGTACCTCTGGTGTCATTGAACCCTGCCCGTTTTCCAGCAATCGAGAAAGCTTGGCAAGGAAAACCCCCCACAAGTAATTCGAAATCTGGGAGTGTAGCCGTGTTGATGTCATTCGCGTCTCCATAGTTGATGTGGTTTGGGTATTGGAGAGTGTAGATGGCTGTGGCATACTTGTCAATTTCGGAGTAACCAACACAAGTTGCTCCTTCGTCTGAACCGCCGTTACTGTATTGGCCAGGCCGTCCATACGGGGAACCAACTCCTTCCCCCTCCGAGGACTCCAATCTTTCCCCTGCTTCATACTCTTGCTGCGTCCCCTCTTCGCTTCTGCTGTTCTGCGCTCGGTAAGCTGCCAGAAGCCCATGCTCAAACCCCCCTATCCCGCTGAACATTGAAAAGTATCTCAGTCTATCCTCCTATCCTCAATCTCTCTCAATACCCCCAGCGCATCCCACTCTAATACTGTCTGTATCACCACTCGCCCCTCCTATCTCGGCATCACATCCTGTTTAAGTGTCCCCGCATACACCCCTACACCCTCACCAAGCTTGGCCAGTGCAAAGTACCCAGTCTCATCCATCGTATGATTGTTCTTATCCACTGGCTTGTCATTCTTCACAGCATACATCAACACCTCCTGCCTGAAATGCAGGCAAATACGATTGACCAGTATCTTGGGTGCCCCCAGAACAGGCCGCAGCCCTGACTTAACCCGCTCGATCATCCCATCTATGTCTTTGGTCACAATGGTTATCTTAGCGTTAGGAAATGCCTCTCTCCACTCCTGTATGCTGTCTGGGCGTGAGTTATCCGGCACGATCTCCCTCACCATCTTCGCCCATGGTGCCTTGAGTGCCCTGGCTATGACCTGGGAGTTAGTCGTGGACTCTTCCGCCGATTGCATATAGAGCTCTGTCACACGTATCCATGTGCCCTTACCCCCAAGCTCTTCCGGTGCTTCCTGCCACACACCCACACTGAACGGTGACACACCACCGAAGTCCACTGACAACACCACATCCGCCTGCCTCAAGCTCACACTCACCAAGTGTATCTTCTCATCCCATTCCTGCTCATACACCGTATCGCCCATACCCACCTTGATGCACAGCCAATCCCGCGCCAGCATGGAATAGGAAAGTGTGTTGAGCTTCTCGATGAAGTCGTCCACCTGGTAATAGCCGTCAGCCTCCTTCATCTGCTTACCGGGACACAACTCAGCCAATGGGCACGTCGAGCATCGATAGTCACGGCATGATGCCAAGCATTCCCAAATACAATACTTATACACGCTATGCCCACGTTGTGCTGCATTCGCCAACGCCCTATCCATCTGCCCCATAATGTTGTGGTTGGTTGAGAACATGCCCAGGACAGCCTTGTGCCCATACTTGGATGTAGGCTGTGATAACGCTGCCTGATACACCTCCTCATCTATCTCGTCAACCTCATCAAGTAATAACGCCTGTGGATGCGGACCACGTACCGCCGTGATGCTTGCGGTCAGTATCGATACCCTCGCCTTGTTGGTAAACTCCGCCTTGGTCTGCATGATGTCCCGCACGAGTCGGCTATTGTCAGGATCAGTCTCGTCCCTGAACAGCTTCATGGCCTCATAGGATAAGAGTGACTGGTCTTTGCTACCTCCAAGAATACGCGTCTCATACCGGGCCTTGCTGCAACTCTTCACCCACGTGTTCAGCCCCCCATACAGGAATGTCTTACTCCCGGATCTACACGCCCATATCACATAGTACCTCGCCACATCCCGCAACACATCTGACACTGCCCTGAATTGCGGTGTATGGTCAGGGTTCCCACAGAGGCATTTCGTCCCCACCACGGCTACTTGTAATGCCGCTAAGAACTCGGACACATCAAGGTCAGTCTTTAGACCCTTGTCCAGATACTTCTGTATAATCTGCGTCCTGAACTGTTCCTGCAGGCTGCTTATCTCTTCCTTTGTCATCCCCACCTATTACTACCCCTTTCAGTGCGGCAATGCGGTCTTGTTGCGACATGCTTGCCAGGTATCTATTGAGTTCTTCGGTTTGTGTTCCCCTGTCCTTCTCTTTCTTGGCAGGTAGGTGCTCGGCCACGAACCTGTGATAGGTTTCGAGGAGTTTCCGGTATTCGGCTATCAGCTTAATTACCTCATCCGCGTGCTTGATTTTTATTAGCGGTGAAAGCTTCCCTGTATCATCCTTGATAAACACACTATCAATCAGTGCCTCCGCCTGCTCCAGCATAGTCACCATCTTTAACGTGATGGGGTTGCTGTCGGTCACTATCAGCGCCCCCTCTTTCTTCTTCTGCGCCACCACGACGTTGTACTTGGCCAGGCGGTCATCCCAGTCATACGACTTCGCCCACCGACATACAGACTGGACGGAAGAGCCTATCTGGCGACTCACTTCACGGAAAGTGCGCCCATAGCCGAGGTCACGGTAGACCTCGAAGGCATGGAACTGCCGCTTGTTCTCCGGTCTTTGGTTCTTGGTCATCATGCTCCCTCTCCTTCCTAAACATCCAATGTGGGAATGGCTGTATCATCCACCACTCAATATCAGCAAGTGGGTCTCCCAGACTGCCGAATGCAAAGTTCCAATCGTTAGAGTTCACTTTACCGACCAATACCAATTGGTTTTCTCAGTAATCTTGTCGAGTTGGGCACACAGGTTTTCCGTAAATCGTTCAGTTGCTTTTGCAACCTTATCTTTCACGACAGCGTTTACCAACTCCCTCACATACACCCTCATCTCCTCTTCCACCACATCTTGAATGACATGCTCAATACGCTTCGATATACTACGGTATTTCACAATTTCCCCGTCAGGGTATTCAGTTGTTTTATCCACCAAGAAATGTGCAAGCTTCACATCCTCAATGATTCTGGCTTTCATGGTATCTACTTCTTTCTTTGTGAAAAAATCCCTGATTTCCATTCTGCCCTGCCTTTCAATTAATAGTGTACGCCTCCAAATCCTTCCAGTTCTTTCCCACTTCACAATCCACCTTCACCGGCACACTCAACTCCACAGCCCCCACCATAACCTGCTGGAACCGTGGCGCAATCACCGACAACCACTCACCCTCCACTTCAAATATCAACTCATCATGAATTTGAAGCAATGGGCGGCACACAACACCATCGCTTTGCCATTGCCTCACGATAGGCGTGAGCAGCCCTATTGCTCCCTTGAGTATACCGCCCGCACCAGACTGTATCGGCGCATTCACAGCCTGTCGTATCCCTGCTTCCCGTACATACCTAAGCGACGAATTCAACTCCGGTATCCATCGTATCCGCCCGAACATATCCCGCACCATACCTGTACGCCGCGCTTCTGCACTTACCTCCTGTACCCAATCGAAGAAGCCTGGGTAGGTAGCCCGCCAGCTATCCAGGAAGTCCTGACAGTCATGCTCAGTGAATTGCACCAACCCCTCATGTTGGAATTGCGTCCACAGCCCCTTCGCACTTATCAGATAGATCGTGCCAAAGTTCACGGTCTTAGCCGGGCGCCGGTGCGCCTTGTCATCCACATCCTCTGGCTTCAACCCGAACATCTCACAGGCCGTGGTCATGTGCATATCCCCGTCATTGCGGAAGATGGACAGCATGGTAGGGTCCTGGGACTCGTGGGCTGCTACACGGAGCTCGATCTGTGAAAAATCTAACGCCAACAAGCTACACTCAACCATCAGACACCTTACTCTTCCTCACAATGTCGGCTACCGCTGCACCTGACATACCAAACCGCTCCGCAATATCCACAGACTTTACACCCTGCTCCGCCAAAGCCAATATCTTAGCATGCTCCCGCTTGGTAGACATGTGGTGTGTTTTACGCCTTAGTGACTGCTTCATCACTCACTCACTCCTTTCGAAAGCCGTGCAACACCTCCAACGCAGCTATCCATTCAAAAAGATTCTTCGCCTTGAACAGAGCCCGTAGCGCCCTCCGCACATCCTCGAAGTGAACCCACTCACCATATGGGTGATCCTCTTTGTATACAGTACCCCTATGCGTTACATGCATCTTAAATCGCTGCATCACTCACTCCTTTCACTCACAAACGCTTGCCTTATCCTTCTCCCCAACTCCGTCCTCACTGGTATATTCTGTAAATTCGGCTTACTACTCGCCAACCTCCCCGTCTCTGTCCTCGTCATAGAGAACGTCGTATGTACCTTGCCATCCGCCCTTGCCGCCTTCAACAGCCCCTCCACGTATGTCGATTGCAGCTTAGAGTATGCCCTATAATCCTGTATCTTATTCACGATGGTATGCTCCCTATACTGATCCAACACACTGGCATCGGTACTCGTCTCCATGTCCGTGTATATCCCCTTGTCCTGAAGCAGCGCCACCACCTGCTGACTGCTCCTGGGGTTCACATACTTCCCCGCCAGATGCTCAATATCAATAAGTGTACCTGCTGACAATTCATCTAAATCCACCCGGAGCTCCTCCAGTACCGCCTTATCCAGCAACACCCCATTGTCCTCCATCTCAATCACCATCGGCACGCAGTCCATATCGCTCTCCAGCACCTCTTGCAGCCCATACCGCTCAATCTGCTCATGAAGGTATGGGTAGATGGCCAAAGTAGCTGCAGCATCGAGTTTGGCGTACTCCTCGGCCTCATCCCTATCCACCTCATCAAGGTACGCCCTTGCCATCTTACCCATAACCTTCTCCACCTGCCCACGCCCACCAGCCTCATCCATTGCCCGCCACTTCTTACGCAGGTTGATAGTGGGGTCGCCTGCATGTTTCGTGAGCAACCCCTCCACCTTGCCTTTGATGTTCTTAGGGAAGGAGAACTTCACCTCACCCTCCTTCGTCGTCTTCATAGTGGCATCCGGGTTAGGCCACTCCTGCCCCAACACATCCCACAGGTACTCTTCCGCTTTCTCCTGCGTTGCCTTCTCTGTCACCTCGTCGAACGTCCTCATCTCGATACCTGCAATACGATAGGCAAGGACTTTGAGGGAGAGTGCGGGCATACCCAGCAGGTAGGCCATCTGCATCGTACACTCGTACTTATGGGGCTGTATGCCACACTGGTTCAGCACACGCAGGTCGAACTTGGCATTGTGTAGCACCGTGAGTGTCTCTGCCCACTCTAACCGTGTCTTGATGGCTGTCATGTGGTTGGGCTGGTCACAGTAGTGCATCATGCCGGCAGGGGATGAGTCGCTGGCTGACTGAATACTCCAGGGCGCGTCAGCTACGGTTTCTGTGTCAACGGCTGCTATCCTCATGTTTTCACGGCTCCACGGTTAATGTATAAGTAATAACCATCTTATCCCCAACAGCTACATTGCTGGCGGGGAATGATGTCTTTGCTATCAATCGCTTGCCCGAGAATACCCCTACACCGTTTATAAGCCCGGGTAATTGCTTGGCGCTTACCGTACCCTCAATATTAAGTGCCGCCGCCAAGGGTGTAGCAATAAGCCCCTTAAATAAACCACGTCTATTCATTTTGCCCTCCACAGACCAAAATCTCGTCCAGTCCCTCATTGGTAACAGAATTCTCCACCTTCGATGTGGCCATCAGTACTCCATCATGCCAATACTCCGCCACGAACACGCCACCGAGGCTTGCTATGGGCATAAGAGATTGCTCACTGCTTATCGTGCCTTTAATACCGATCGCCGCTAAGGGTATGGCGACGGTACTCTTAAACAAATCGCGTCTATTCATCGCGCCCTCCTCCAGTAATCCCATTTGATGGCAATACGCCAGTACACTGCCCAGAAACAATATGAAAGACGCCAAGTGTATGTTTTCATCTTGCCCTCCACATTACACTCTCATCTCCCCTCACCATCTTCCCGAACCTCGTCCAGTCATCCATAATATGCCGTATCATGGCGGTGTTGTGCAGGCCGAATGCTGGATGGTAGAGGGGCATGACTATAAAGCCAAGGGTATGTGTGAAACCAAATCCATGCACCTTCTCCATCGTGCACCCACCACTAAGCCCCCAAAACCATTGTGTTGCAAAGCTCCCAATACTCCCCACAAAGCGGGGCTTCCCTACATGTAATTCATCGGCTAATAGGTGGGAACATGCTCCCATCTCAGCCACCGTCGGATCCCTGTCCTTCTCATTCGTCCTGCACTTCACCAGATTTGTCACATACACATTCTCCCTGCTGATGTTCGCACACTTATCCAGGTACAGGTGGTCGAGCTCACTCCCACTCTTCCCCACGAACGGCTTACCTTTCTTGTCCTCAGTCTTGCCCGGCGCCTCACCGATCAGCATAATACTGCACGGTACCGGCCCCTGCCCATCCACACGGTTGATGCGTGTCATAGGACAGCCCAGGTCATCATGGTCTTTACATGGTCTCATATTGCCTCCAAAAATTATCGCCCATAGTTTGAAATATTAGTAGTGTAAATGCTTTCACTCAGAGATAGTCACTTGGCCGTTTGAGCCTATAGATACCATATACTCATTCCATATAAACCACGTATCCATAAAATTGTCTTCGACTCGGCATCTCTCGGCATCTTTAATTTGCAGTAACAGGTATTCTAACTGTAGTATGGATGTTTCCATAATCATATTCATAATCATATTACTTATCCCCCATTCCCTATTCCCTATCCTTCTTTAGCATGTATGCCTCCATTTCTGCAGCGCGGGCATCCAACATAGCCCGAAACTCCTCATCATCCTCATACCGCCTGGTAACTGCATCCAGCAGGGTAGTAACGAAATGATCTACCTGCGTAATGGCTACATCGTCCTCCGTGCGCTCAATACCCCCTGACCCTATCGGAGTAAAATCAGGACAATCACCCTTATTCTTATCCTCACAAGAAACACACCCCTTGGGCGGGATATTAGAAAGTGTAATTACTGGTACCATTTTTCCGGTAAGGCAATCAAATACTTTCTCGTCACCTGACACACAAATATTTCCGAACGCCCATTTCCAGAGGAATTTACAATCATTACATGCAGTCATTTCACTCTCCCGTGTAATTGATTCACTATCGACCCTGCCAACTTCTTCCCAATCCCCTCAACCTCCATCAACTCATTCTCCCACGCCACTGCCAATTCCACCACACTTCCGAACTCCATATCAATCGCCTTCGCCTTCCCCCATCCAACACCATCCATGCACGCCGCCACGCGCCTCACCAATGTCTGCTTCGTCAACTCCACTTTCACGCCCGTATGTGGCTGTAAATGCCCCCTGTGATCCTCATACTCTTTCACCCACCAATGCCTCAACGCCCTAATGTAATACGCTGTATCCGATGGTGTACTCGTGTGATAACAGTGTAACCCACATATCACCTGGAGGGTGTTCATGAACGCCCATATATCCCGCGCCATGAACCTGCGCCTGCCCACCTCGTACTCACACCACCCGCCGTACTTGTATATCTCCAACACACCCGTCTCAGGTCCCGCCCTAAACACCCCCTCGATGACCAAATATATGTAGTGGTATGAGTTCAACAGCCCAATCAACTGCTTCCCACTAAGACGCCCACTACACATACAGTTTATGAAATCCCCAATGGTCTTCCTCTCAATACCCACCAGTATATCCCCGTCCTCATAATGCCCAGTGAACGTGAAGTCGGCAAAGTCCATGTGGGTGAGTTCGGCTGTACCCCGCGGGAAAAGGGGGAAGAGTTCCTTGCTGCCAGTACGGTTGTCAACATAGATCATTACACCTCCACTCTGAGAATTTCAGCTTCCTTATCCCACACATCCTTGCCGTACTTGGCTGTGATGTAATCAGGATATTCGCTGACATTCTTCTCGGCGTCCATCCCCATTTGCTCAATTTCATGCCAGGAAAGTTTATGTACTTTATCCACCCGATTTCTCACAACCACGAGATTCTTGAACCGTGAGGCTTTGTAGGGCATCGTTACTAAGGACATCCATTTACCATCAAGTATTAAGTAGGGGTCAGGATTAGCCCTGTAATCATAATACCTGATGCCTGCATTTGAATAGGCATATCCCCAACTTTCTTTCCCTACATACTTACCCTTACCGACAGGATAGCGGAGTTTAATATACCAATCATAAAACGGTGTATTGTCTTTTTTGAAACAGGCATTCTCGCATGATTCTAAGGGCTCAGGACACCTTTTATATCCTTTCGGCGGCTGTTCCTTCAGTGGCCGTACAATCACCATCTCTTTCGGGTGCTTGGCGGCATGAGCGGCTTCGCGGGGGTCAAGATATATGATGTTCATTTTAATCCCCTACGATAAGAAATATCGATTGTCCACTTTAGCCACGATAAATGAATTTCTTTGTAAGGATATAACTCCACCTTTATGGAAGGAATTATGTACCACGCAATCCGGTGATTTCTAAATATTATTCTATTCATCACTCCTCCTTTCTGCCAGCGTTATCTCTTCCCATGAGAACTTTGATCCCATATGATCATAGAACTCACCATATCTGCCCTCAATTTTCCACTCGTATCCTGTCCAGACGAGAGTTCCGGCGGCGGTTTCTGTAATAAGCCCTGTTTTCCCATCACCCTCCTTGCTGCCATACTGCATATAACTCCGCTCTCGTTCCACCGTATCCCCATCAAACCCCCACTTGCCATCTTTGGGGAGAAAGAGACCGGGGGATATGGAATCATGCTTGATAGGTGGATGCAACCAATGTTCTGGTTCTCCGTCTGTTAAATCAACCAGGTCGCCTGGATCATGAAAACTATATCTCGCCTGGAATATATGGATATGAGGGTTTTCTTCATTGAATGGCATTATACGCATCTCACCCACGGGCTTTCCGTCCAAGAAAAGCTTATACCTCGCTTCCGTAATCTCAGTCATATTAGCCTCCCCATCTCTTCAAGAATACCACGTTTATTTTCACGCGCCTTGTGTAGTCTTTCAAGAGATTCGGCATTAAGTCTATGTTGCCGTTTAATATCCCAATTCCAGAATCTCAACATCCACCCGTAAAGTATAATCTTAATTCGACGCATCTTTATCCTCTTTTTCTTTCTCTACGGCATAAATCAGATCGCATATACCGATTTTACCCTTATCGTAGCATTTATGAGTCTTTATAGCGACCCATTCAAGCACTTTTCCGATATATCCACGGGGAATATATAGATTTACTGGTTTTGTTGCGCACCATTTCCCGAATCCATACCTCTTCCATCGTGAATACTTTTTCATGACTTATTTCTCCCTTCAATCCCACTCATAATCAACATCCGCCTCAATGCCCTCTCAGCATCGAGACAAACCTGGCAACGATAACCGTTGATAATATCCTCGTCGAATTGTGGGATTGCACAGTAGCGTTTTTCAGCATAGTTGGGGCACTTACCACACTTCAGCCTGTCCTCATCGTCAACCTGGATCGTCAGTGCTATCGTTACTTCAGTCATCGGTCACCTCCGCAACACGACACTGCCAGCAGCGAGGCATCCTATCAATTATGCGGTGAGTCTTATGGGGGCACTCATTCCAATAACCGATACACTTACTACTACACAGCGTCTCGTCGTCTGCATTGACGACGATTTCAACCTCCACTTTCATGGTTTTCGGTTTCATCTCATCCCTCCTCCGGTGGAACCATATCATCTATCGATAGTCTTATAATCCAACTGACCATTGACCTCAGTACGTGCTGTTAATTCTTCAAGTATTTCCCTTGTAGTGGCACAGCCAAGCCGAGGTTTGGAACATTCCTCCTCCAGTATGTCCGCAAACGCTTCTCCAAGAATTACATCCATTTCAATATGCTCTGTTTCAGGTGTACACCAAGCATGTGCCGCTCTTTGTCTTGCCAATTCCCTTGCCATGCTATTATCCTTTCTCCTCCGGTGGAACCATCTTCTCAACCAAGTCAACGGGACAGACTGGATGCTTGTGCTGTTTGATGAGATTCCTAATAAGATGCCCCTGTACATAGTGATTGGCTTCAATCCGATCCTTATTTCTCTCTCTCGTAATGTATATCCCGCCAGACATTTCGTAAAACCGATACCTCACCCCATCAAGCGTCACCGTATAGAACTCGGCTTCCTGCGCTTTGGTTGCAGGGGTGAGTGAGGCTTCAGACATATTTAATGCATACCTTTTGCCTCCATCAGTTATTTTAAAGTTTACTAACCACTTCCCCATATCGGAACTCTCATAAATAATGCCGGGTGTGTCCGCCTTGTCGCCCACCACCACATCCCCAACCTTGAGCGGCTCAGGCACGTCCATCTCTTCCAACTACCTGTCAATCTCCCCAATCTCATAATTGAGGCGGTAGACGACACCGAGAGCATTCCCCGGGGTGTGTTTCTTGTCCCACTCCCTAAACTCGTTACAACAAAAACCATCGGGGTCATTAAGAGCACAATGTATACAACACTTACTCGAACCTTCGCCTGATGTTTTCTTCATAAAATCGCATACAGCACAACCAGAAAAGCTAATCTCGCCCTTCGACCTCGGAAGCCATTTCTCATCACGAGTCTCAACAAGTGCCTCACGCAACCTGATAAGGTATTCTCTGTCGGGTTTCTCCGGTGGGATTTTGGCGAGTTGGCTGGCGTAGACATGCCAGGTGCAGTTATCATACGCAATCGTGAAATCAAGGTAACCACCTATTCCGGTTACTTTCACCTTTCGTGGCTCCGATTCTTTACGACATTCCCCATCATATTCTACCATCCCGTCCCATATAGCCCACTCACCCTCTTCAAACGTCGGGACGGCAGACTCTTCCGCCTTGACATACGTTTTCCCATCACCCGTACTCGTCGTCTCGCACGGAACATCTGGCTGAGGATCGCCTACCTGCGGGCGGAAGCATACTGGCTCCAGCCTGCGATTACGACGATACACACGTTCCGCAATATGTTCCACAAATTCAGTTAATTCATCTGACCGTTCAAGATACTTCGGCTGTTCCACTTTATTTTCCCCTCCTGTTATGTATGCCCTCATCACTCATGCTCCCACCAAATAATAACCTTAGTCAGCCAGCGCCACGCCAGGCACAGGACGATTATCGTCACCCCCACACTTACAGACTCAAACAGAGCCATTACCCCTACAACAATTCCAATAGTTGACAGCAGGTAACTTGCTTTAAGCCCCTTACCCGTTCGTTGCGTCGTTATTACTTGTCTCATTCTTAATTCCCCTCTCGGATAGTAAAAGTTTAAGGAGCTTCTTAAACTGCGGGTTTCTATCAAGCTGATTGATACGGTAAAGAATAACCGTCTCACCAATACCCGTTAGCTCCTTCATGTCACGTAAAGTCAACCCAAACCGCCGCAAATACTTACTCGTCAAGTACCGGCTTCCAAGAGGAGATCCACTACGCTTGATGCTCAACAAGTCCGGCCCTACCAAGCCCCTTGCAACTCGCTGCCGGAAAGCTTCCCGCGTTATACCCAGCTCCCTTGCCCATTCCGCCTGGCTCTTAGTTATGCCATTTATCTCGATCAGTTTTACATTCATGAGTCCGCCTTAATGTGCATTCCACAAAGCGTGACGGCTACAATAACAAAGCCGTACCCAGGTGCTCCTGAAAATGCGAACAAAACCCCGGTCGTGCATAGAATAGCCACAGTTATAATAAAAACTATAGATGCTTTCATTCCCACTCCTCCGGACTTGTGCCATCAATGATATTCGCCGCCACCCAACTGAAACACGCCTCATCCCCCTCGAACACTTCCCCATTCATACTCATATTCTGCCGACAGTTAATGATACGGAGAGTAGGTATATTCACCCCGTCCTCATTAACAATGTGGGCACGTAAGTTGCACTGTGCTATCGACCCAAACTCGCCGAACCCTGACTCCTCATACAAACCATTCCATGCAGATTCAGGATGGCCAGCCTTCGATTTTTTGCCAGTTTTCACATACTGTTTCCGCAAACGGCAGGTAAACATCACATTCTTATCATGAGCCAACGCCATGTCAATTATGCCCCTGAATATGCTGTTTATCTCTGGGTAGTGGAGCTCTTTTACCCCCACAAGTTTACCAAGGTAGGCCAACCGTACGATTTCCCATGCCTCTGTATCCGTATCAAAAAGGATACTCCTGATATGGTTGTCATTGAGGGCACTCTTATAGGCGGACAGAATAGCCTCCCAACGCCGTTCATTGTCTTGCATTGTTTCGGATGGCATCGCACGGAAATCACCCGAAAGGTGTAATTCCTTTACCCGCGCAAACTTTTCATACATGCCTTCCAGTCCCCGGTCTATATTCAGTAGTGCTATGGGTGCAGGCATAGTGAGGGCGAAATGTGTCTTGCCATCCTTCTCATGGCCACCTACCCGCATAACCAGCCTGCGGGGCGGCATTACATCAGGGCTTACTTTGGTGAATCCTTTAGGCATTCTTATCCCCTCTCCATGTCCCTGCACGTTTCATTGCTTCCTTCCTTTCAGGGCGAATTGTGCGCTTACCCGTACGGATAAACTCTTCCTTTTCACGATCCCTGCGAGCAAATTCATCGTCAACAGCCCTCTCATCCGCCGCTTTCACATACCCGCGCTCAATCGCCACAGCCATCATGATGCGTGTGAAGGCGTGGGTGAGATTGTCTTCCTCCCCGCTATTATCATGGAAGTACTTCGTCAGGTGATCCTCGGCCTTATGGATATGGGTACTAGAATACTCCCCTTCCCACCCAGTCTTGCCATCTCGTGCACCCTGCTCCATAACCTTCTGTATCTCATCAATGACCTGATACGGCCATAAGTCCGTACCCGTACTCACATTCAACTTAACCGTCTTTTGCATTGCCATGACTCATCCTCCTGTTATTAAATAACCAATTGAAGCCAATATTAGGCCAATACCGCCACAAATCCCAACCACCGTGGATATAAACATTAACCAATCTTTGTATATGCGGAATGCTATCACGTCTACTATAATCCCGGCTACCAGCAGACATACTCCAGCTCCTAAAACCAATAATGGATTAACCACCTGCTTCATCCTCCTATCCAATATCCAATTAACATTACAGTCCCCACGAAACCCGCGATGGTGAGTACTACAGAGAATGCAGTCAGAAGATGATTGCTGCCATCCCCGTACTCAATGCCTTTCCACCCCAGCAGCATAAATAAAAAGCTCACAACGATGCCATACCAGCACGTTAGAGGTGTCATCATAACTCATCCTCCTCTCCCCCTGTATCTATATCAAAGAGAATATTAAGGTCCGTTCTGAGTAGGGCCATCTGCCCCTTCAGTTGCCCTATCTCGGCCTGCGCCTCCACCAGGTTGGCTATGAGGTGGAGTGTAAGGGCAGCCAGAATCTCCACTTTATGCCCAAGCGGGTATTCCAACTTACTAGACTGCATAACAGCCAACCCCTTGAACATGGTTGCAAACTCATCCTCTGCCTCCAACACCGTCTCCAAAGCCGCATGTACCTCTGTTGTTAGGTTAATCATCGCACCCTCCCACTCACCCCTGCTGTTTCCGTTATCCTGAACCCGGGCATCGCCTTCACCCCGCTCGCCTTCGCATACCGCTTGGCATTGCCCAAGTCCACAGTAAGCAGGGTCGCAGGCAGCTTCCGGGCAGCCACAGCCTCGATCACCGCCACCTTATCCACCACTTCAACCTTGATGCCCATCTTCACCGTAGCACTCCCGGCCTCAGACCTCGTAGTACGCTGTACCTCCGCCACAGGCACCACGGACTCCACAACCACTTCGGAATCCAATACGGCCTCTGCCTCGTCCATCTCTCCGGCATCAATAAGGGCTTCAGCCTCTCTGGCCAATGCTGCCTCCTGCTCACGCCGCTCTGCATCCACCTTTTTCTGTGCCTCCCACTCCGCATCCCGACGCAACTTATCTCGCACCATGAATTCCCGGCTGATCTCCTTGTCCACAATCACCCGTGCCTGTTCAAACGGACCAACCAGCCTTTTCTGCCGCGCCAATAAACTCTTGTGGAGTTCGTATGCTGTCTTAATATCACCCTTGAACTCATCCTTGATGAATTTAATGGCTTGGCGAGCCTTTATGGTAAACTCATTCGCTATCTCCCGCGTGGCCTCATCATCAATCGTGATTGCTTCCGCAGCCGCTAATAGCTCGCTGCCACTTTTTTCGTATGCCACTATTGCTTTGGTATCCATAACCTACTTCCTCCCCTTCGGTTTCCTGAGTGACTTTGCTGACTCACCAAACGCTGTAATCCTGTGTGCCGCTAAATCACATGCATGAGTAAGGCCAGCAAACGAATTTATAGCCTGGTATATGGTGCGGCGGGCTGCACGCGCACCTTCCAACTTTTCAGCCTTGGTCATCGCCTCTCTCCTCCTCAGCTTTGCATAATTGGTCAAACTTCCTAACACCCGCCTGGAAGTCTCTCAAAGCGTCCGTATTTCTCTCCACTGCTCTGGTAAGCGCAGCGCACGTATTCAGCGCGGTATCGGTTAGAAAGCTTAACTCACTCCGTACTCCTGCCCATTCAGCATCATTCATTACTTCTTCCTTTCATCACCTTCACATGATTCAACACCGCTTCCCAGTTCTCATCCAACTCCCCCTGCGTAAACACCAGCTCCCAGACCCCGTAGGATGCCTCAGGATGCCACATAATGTCCATGTGGTGCAATATACGGAAAATACATTTGAGTGTCCCCACGGCCTTGCAGTACCCCTTCACCTGCATCATCCAACGCCAGTTGTCAGCAGGGGATTTGGCTGAGGACAGGGCAGTACACTTGTATTCCTCCACTACTTTCCCACAATTACTATCACGGGTATACCCATCAGGGCTCATGATAACCCCATCCAGATCGATCTCACCAATACGCACCGCTGCCTTTTGTCCGAACGCCTGCGACAACGTCTCTTCCCACAGCCACCCCTTCTCGAACTGCATCAGAGTTGCCGTGTTCTGTTCCGGCATATTCCACTGGGGGTCAGTAGTAGCACGCAACTCCCTGTCCATATCATGTATCACGTCACTCAGGTGCAGCCCCGGACTCCGGCTCTCCGACTGTTCCGTCGTCCACGGGAACTCCTCCTTCAGCTTTCGTACCCTCATCCTGCTCCTTCCTTTGCATAAAGTTGGCTGCATCTCTCACCTGCATCCAGTTGTCAATGACCTCCAACTGCATCTCCGCAGTAGGGGCCTTATGAAACTCAGCTATGAACCGCTTCCGCAACTTTAAGTCCACGCCCTTCTTGACAAGGTGGGCAAAGACAGCCTGGAATAACTCATCCGGCTCCTTTAACACCTTTGCGTCCACATACACGATCAATACTGTTCTTCTCTTCATATCTCCTCCATCATAGCCTTAACTTCATCATAGGACTCTTTAACTTTGTAGCCGCGTTCGTCTGTAAACACCCACATCTGACCGCCTTGAACATAATAATTTACTATTGTGCCTTTACGAATTGCACACTTTCCACTATCATCACCTGACGAGAGCTCCTTAAACGTTACATGAATAAACTCTTTCATCTCGTACTCTCCTAATTCTTCAAAGCATTCTCCGTTCGGTCTCATCTTTTTCTCCTTTGCTATTTTTAAGCAAGGCGGCGGGTGTGCTTGCTCGGAAACATCACACCGGCTCGATAATTGGTTCGCCTACAACCGCCTTGCCAATCACACCTCACACGTACCCTACGCCATACTCAGCACGCCATCCTTGTACGTCCACTCCTCCCTGCTGTGTAAAAAGGTGTCATCTTTCATCACCTTCAACCCGGCATTCTTATCATCCAGCTCGGACATAGCCGCACTCTTGAACAACGCCCCCAGTACAGCCGTCTTGGACATGGTGCCTTCATTATCCACCAGGAGTTCCTGGATGATGGCGGCAACGGTATCGGCAAGTTCAGGGTCGGCAGCCTTAACCGCGGCCTTCGTGGTGCGCTTGGCTTTCGTTTTCCCTTTCCCGGCCTTCGCCTCACCTGGCAGCTCCAGCACCTTCGTACAGAGCAGCACAGTTTCAGGGCGGTCATCCTCCTTCTTCTTAAAACTACTGCCCTTGCGCTTCACCACCGTACGAAGGAAATGCCCTTTCGTCCCAATGATCGATGTCACATCATTGAGGTCCATTCGATTCAGCGGGAACCCGGACTCAACGAGCGAATTGGAGTACATGATGAATTGGCATTGCTTTGTCAGCGTGTTCTTCGTTTTGAGCTTGTCAATGCCACGGCCTGACTCATCTGGCTGGAAATCACCGTCGCCGCCCACAGAGAGCAGGTCGTCATGCTCCTCACCCCCCACATCATACACCACGCGGCAGACAGGAACCTCATCCATCGGTTTGCCGTAGTCCGTCATGATAAATCGCATATCCGTGATGGTGCCGTCGAAGTCATCAATCAGCCCACCACCTTCAGATGCCTGGTCAGGGCGAATGTTTACGTTACCCATAGTTCACTTCTCCTTCTGCTTTATCGATTGCTTAAAACCCGGCCTGAGATGTTCCCAGACCACACCTTCCTTTTCCAACTCCCTCCTTTCTTGTTTTATCAATGCTGTTACCGCAACCACAATCAAATTGGTTACGCTCGGATACTTCGGCGTTCCCTCCTTCCCAGTCAGAACAGTTACACGTTCCATGTCCTCGACCAGTGACGGGTCGAAACGAAATGTTTTTACAACACATGCTTTACTTGTTCTCGGTGGTCCTGGCATATTACCTCTCCCCTTCCTATTAATAAATACTAAGAATTACTTACTATTAATGACACACTCATTTTCTAAACCTTTATATATTTCTTTAAAAAATAATAAAGTGTAAAGTAAGAGAAAGTGTGTCATCTGTCTTAACTCCATGTCCTACACCCCACTGCAAAGAACCTTCCCCGATTTTGGTGTGTCACTGTGTCATAATCGTCAAATAGCGTCGCATGGAAGTAAACTCACCCCCGTGTTGAGACTTATGCCAATCCAGTGGCGTTTTTTAGCGTGCCTGGAAGCACCAACGCCCCTGCGATTTAGGTCGTGCGAGCGGGTGTTCATACAAGCAGGCTTTTCGTTGATTTTACGGCAATACACTAAATACGCGTCATAAAGTTGAGTTTTCCCTATCATAAGGTTGGGGTGACTTTGACAACATTCCGCCAAAAACTGCCCTGTGAGGTCTTGGGATGCGCGGTAATGTTTTGTTGAATTAGTGATTTCACTGCTGACTTTCAGCCCATTTTTGAGCCACATACTCACGCCTTCCAATGCCCAATTCAGGATTCCGCTGCGTTCCTCGCGCGAATGGAACAGGAGGGGTTTGAGCTTGGTGTTGCATTGGCTCGGGCTGATAGTGACACTGAATGGCACCTTCACAACCCGCGACCATATGGCCGTATCCGTACCCACTATTATAGGCTCGTGGTTTGTGCTGAACCATGTTTTACATGTGGGTGTGAACTCCATTTGAGACCTGTATTTCGGATTGATGCTGATGCGGTCGCCGCCTGTGATCTGCTTAATCAACTCCTCATCAAGCTTGTGTGTTTCGCCTGTTTCAGCCGCAGCTACAAGCCGCTTGCCGATGAGCACGAACAGGTCGTTGCGCGGACCCCCATCATTCTTCGCAACCAGTATCTTGCTGCTGGCCTGGGCACCGTAGCCTCCAAGCATGTTGAGGAGAGTGCCGAGGAATGTTGTTTTGCCGTTGCGACCATGCCCATGGAGCATGAATAACTTGTCCTCACGCGTGTGCCCTGTAAGGCTGTAACCTACGGCTGCCTGGATATAATCACGTGTGTCGGGATCAGGGAGGACTTGAGCAAGGAACTCCTCCCATACCAGACTCCATACGCCCTTCTCATATAGTACGGGGGCGGTTACGGTGATGAGGTGGGATGGGTTGAACGGTTTGAGCTTGCCAGTGTTGAGATCGATGGTGCCGTTCTCCACGTTGAGCATCATAGGATCCTGATTGAAGCTGTCGATACCCATACATACTCCTTTGGCATTCTGAGCCAACTCCACCATGTTACGTAAGCCGCGCAGGCTCTCCGAAGTGCGTGCCCAGCGTATCAGAGGTTTCTTGTTGAGGTCAGTGACAGGGAGATGGGCAGCAAGTTCAAGGTAGCTCGCCGCCACTTCCTGTGCCATGCGTAGGAGGCGGCCTGTGGTGTCCTCCTGCCATCTACCCCCATCCCACACATACCATGCGTGCATCGGGGGGCAGTAGCGGATGTTGGTGCCATGGGTGCGCACGAGCGCGGCAGCATTACCTGTATCAGTGAGGCGAGGGTTCACAAGCATTCCGTTTCTTCGCAAGGGCAGGCAATGTCAAATCCTACCATGTTGTGAATGCTATGATCGCCCGTGCTTGTCAACTCAATGGCCTTATCTCTGTAGAATGTACCAAGTCCCCGGCTGATTGTATCCTCCTTACTGATAGCCGCTCGCCCCTTCACAGATGTATTTATGGTAGCTGCCTCATTAGCATCCAAAAGCCCTTCTTTGCAGCAAGTCAGCAACGCACGCTCAAGTTTTGTAACTTTCATGTATATCTCCCTTCCTGTTAGTCCCTGTCCGTGTTAGTGAGGCGTGGTGTCATCAGTCTCCTCTGATGCAAGTATATCTTTTATCTCACTGACTATAGCCCTGCTATCAACATTGAGTGCATATGATATAGCCTGACGTACGTCTATGAAGTAACACCACACGCACGAGGCGGAGCAGAAAGACACTTCATCCTTCACGAGCCAGCGCTGCCTGAATAGAGGTGATGGTATGGGTGGCTTCGACCTCAGTAGCGTTATGTCGCCGGTCAGCCGTATCCATGTATCAGGTGCATGATCTATAATGGTGGTTTCTGTTTTGCCACACTGGCTGCATCTGTGGACGTAGAGTGTTTGTTCCGCCATGTCATACTCCTTTCTTGCCTGTTGACCGCCATACCACCACTGACCACCCATCATGCCACTGCCCACCCAACACCTTCTTCTCATGGAGTACTTCGATGTCGCCTGCCTTCTGAAGCTCCCACAACCAAGTCAAGTAGCCCTCCAAGTAGCCCCGTGCCCTGTGGTATTTCCGCCCCACATAGTCAAACAGGCCATCGTCATAGTGCTCGTGGATGGGTTCGATGTGGACGCAGATGTCTGGTGCCCGGTCAAGCATGTAGGCGAGGAACGGTTCAAAGTCCTCTCCAAGCTGTTCCATCGCACCTATGGTGAGGAGAGCAGACGGATGCTTTATCGGGTAGTGTTTGGGGTGAGGTTGGAGCATATTAAACCGATCACAGTACACCTTGCATACCGAGCCTGCAAAGTGGTTGTCATTTAGATCGAGGATGATCCTTTGAGAAGATGTAGCCCAATCCCAGGCATGATATACTTTGAAGGGGTAGAGTTTGGCAAGAGACACAATATTATGCCCTGGCCCACACCCGAACTCATATACATGCTCCTTATCCCCCATCCATGTCATCGCCACCCATGTCAGCAGCACTTGAAGGAAGTTGTATTCGAACATAGGGTCTGAAGGCATCACATACTCCCCACCAAGCCTCATCGGGTGATGCCCCCGCCGATAGTACATCGGGATGAGTTTCGCCACGTCATAGCCACTCTCGCGGTATTGGGTGAGGTTCTGTTCCCACCCGCGTTCCCACTGTTCAAGCCGGGGAGTACCTGCTATGTCCGTGCCCCTGATATCGTCTGCTTTGCGTAGTGCCCGGAGTAGTTGTGCGGTCCGTGCAGCATCCCCCAGCTTACCATAGGTGAAGTCATGCTCGTTGATGAGATTGCGGCACTCAGCGGGTATGCGTGATGTCTCCACGCCGAACAGCCGTGCAAAATTGATTAGTTTTAGTTTTGACTTCGCCACAGTCATTGTCATAGTGTTTTCCCTTTCTACAGTGTGGTTTCTTATTCCCGTATCCCCAAGCCTCCATAATCGATGGTGGGTACGCTCGATGAGTGCACATCAATAAGCTCTGGCAATGCTGATGGTGAGTGAAACCTTTGGGGTCTCTTCCATTCCCTGCCAGCATCGTCGTCATCATCAAATAAACCAAATGTTGCACTTGTGCTATTCGGTGATTCTCCCATTGTCCTCTCCTTCCTGTTTCTCCATGAGTGTATCCATTCCCCAGTAGAATATGTGATTTATCATCTCCATGCACCATATTGCCAGCCTGTGCCGCCATCTGCGGTGTACTGCAGTAATGCTGAGGGCAGTACCGAGTCCTATCGCACCACCCACCAGTATGCTCACGGCTGCCCTGTATGCGAGCTCAATCATTTCGGCTTCCAATGATCAACTCGTGGATCAGGCTCAACCCATGTGCAATTTGAGCAAGGGTAGTCACCATAGCTACAATGTATGTCTGCGCATTTCGCACACTCCCCATACCCGGGATACCCAGAGTACTTAGATTTACTACTTTCCACGGTCACTACGGTCTTTTCCACAGCGCTCCCCTCTCCACGATTACTTACTTCTAACCCACCATACAAATCTCTGAACCACATAGTACTTACCCTCCATTCCAGACTACCCACCTACTGTCTGCTTGTAAATATTGCACATGTTTTGCCGTTTGTCAAGTAAAATCTTTCATCCTACTTGAAACCACACTATGTCTGTGTGCCGCACTGTTCTACGCCTCCACCCCCACTTAAAACCTGCGCATCTCCCCGACTTAAAACCCGACGCTGTTGCAAATTGCACCATTTGAAAAGGCTCCCACTTGAAACCAGTCCGACTTAAAACCCGACGCTGCCAATATGTGAGAGGGTGGGGGAGTTGGATTCTGAATTTCCAAATTTCGCCGCTCCCCTACCCTACCCTGCCCTGCCCTATCGATGTTTTATGGCGGTAGAACTTTAGATGACCTTGTGTGCAGGTAAGGCTAACAAGGTAAATCTACTATAGTATACGGTACATGGGATCGGGCAATAAAAAACCGGCCAAGTAATGTTGACCGGTCAATTATTATCTATGCACTGTGTATGCTTTGT